GGCGATGCCTGACACCCGGAGCGTGACGGGGAGGATCTTGGGCGATCCCCTGGCAGGGCGGAGCGCGCTGGAGAAGAAGCGCGAGGCCGAGAGCCGGAAGCCAAAATTGCCGTGGTGGAAGACGATGGATGGAGAAAACTGATGAGCGATGATGTCGAGTGGCGGGCGATGGTGCATGCGCCTTTGGATGGAACGCCTATTTTAGCTCTGCACCCCTACTTGGATCGGGTTGCTGTAATTCGTGCGGCTATGCGGGGTGGTCAGTGCGAATGGTTTGTACTTGATTGGTCGAAAACCACCAACATTGCGTGGGTGGGGTGGTTGCCAATACCGAAGATCAAGTGCGCGCCGTGGACGGTTTCTGACTGGGAGGCTCAAAGTGACCGACGTAAATGAAAAGGACGACAGGGTAGGGCCCACGCCGGAACGCCTCGCCAAGGCCCCTCACGGGGCCGTGGACGTCCTTGAGACGGCGACGAAGGGTGGCGCACGCCGGAAGGCCGGAACCCGGCTGGTGAGCCCGCTGGACGATCTGAGGTACAACGAACGGATCGGCGACCGCGAGTTCGAGGCGGGGCGGCAGTTCTACGTCGACCACTACTACGCCGAGAAGCCTAGCCAAGGCACCATGCGCTGGCGGGAGTTCATCTCCGGTTCACATGCGCCGGGCGATCTCGATCACTCCGAGCGCGTCGCCTTCCACGCCAAGCGCTTTGCCGAGGCGAACAGGGCGCTGGGGCCGTTGCAGAGTGCTGTGGCGCGGCTGCTGATCATCGAGGAGATGAGCTGCATGCAGATCGGCGAGCAGCTCCTCGGCTACCGGCACCGCAACGGCGCGAGCGCCGCGGGCGTCACGGCGGCCATCACGACGCTCGACACGCTGGCCCGGCATTACGGCGTCAGGTGATCATGCGCGACGCTGGCGGCCTTCTGCTGACGCTGGCGCTGATCATCGGCTTCTCGCCTGAGCTGCTCGCAAGCCTGTATTTTCTGCTTGCGATAGCTACGAACGAGAGGCGAAAGCTGGACGATCCACAACATTGGTGATTTGACATGAACGCTGTGACCGAGCCCGTGAAGATGGGCAGGCCGACGGTGATGTCGCGAGAACTACAGGACCAGCTCCTTGAACTGATCGCCTCCGGCACGCCGAACCGCGCGGCCTGTGCCGAGGTCGGAATTGATCCACGAACGCTCTACTACACCGCGCAAAAGGATCTCGACTTTTTTCAGCGCTACGACACGGCCAAGAAGATGGCGGTCGACGCGCTCGTCGACAACGCGCGGGACGAGGCGCAGGCGGCCAAGCGCGCCACGAACGGCGCTCAGGTGCAGGGCCACAAGCTGGCGTGGGATCACGAATGGCGAGAGGCCCAGCGCCTTGCGCCACAGCGCTGGGGCGAGAAGGCTCAGGTCGAGCTGACCGGCAGGATCGACAGCGCCGACCCGGCAGAGATCTCGAAGCGCCTCGCCTTCATCGAGATGCTGGGCGCGGCCCAGCTCGGCGGCGACGTGACCGACGCGACCGGCGAGGACGACGACACCGGCATGGTTTAACTGGGGCAGGGCCAAGCGAGACCAGCGCATCGGGCGCTGATCTGGTGTCACACAAGTGGGCATCGGCCATGAGACAGGGCTGGTCTCGCAGGGTCTGAGGCTCTGGCGATACTGGTCTGGGCGGGCACCGGCTGGACCCGCGGCACCGGCCATCGGCTGGGCGGGCAGGGCGGCTGGCCGGGGCGCGCGGCGTGAGGGGGCCGGGAAAGGCCGACACCCCCCTCCGGTGGGGCCCCCTGCGCGTGGTGGGGCCCGCCGAATTAGACGAATACGAAAATTGAAACGACACACGCGCGTGTCGAGTAGACGGAGAACCACATGCGCCTCGCCGCTGCCGCAGTGTTTATCGCAGCCCTCGCCGCACCAGCGGCGGCCTGGACCGTCGACGACATGAACCGCCAGATCGAGAAGACGAACGTCATCGTCGGCGGGGTCTGCTCCGGCACTATCATCAACACGGCGGAACGCCTTGTGCTGACGGCCTATCACTGCATCACCGGCCAGCTCGTCGAGCAGGAGGTGAAGGAGATCGACGACAAGACGGGCGAGATCAAGACCAAGATGGTTCAGAAGAGGAAGCCCCTCGACATCTCGGTCCACAAGGTCGTCGACTATGAGATCGTCAGCACCCAATCCTACCTCGTGAAGATCGTCGGCACTGACAGCCTGAACGACATTGCGCTGCTTCAGGTCACCGACAAATCCTACACGCCGGAAATGGCCGCCACGCTTGCGCCGGATACCTTCGTCATCAAGCGCGGCGTCAGGATCTACGCCGTCGGCAACCCCGGCATCGTCTACGACAATAGCATCACCGAGGGCATCATCTCGGCCCCGCAGCGCACGATCAACATCGACGGCAAGGATCTCCGCTTCTTCCAGCACTCGGCATCGATCATCGGCGGCAACTCCGGCGGATCAATCCTGAACGAGGACGGCGAGCTTATCGGCACCGTGTCAGCAGGCGTTCGCGGGGCCAACATCGGCTTCGCGGTGCCGATCAGCTTCAGCAAGGATCTGATCCGCAAGGCTGGATTTGCCAAGGTTCTGGAGCAGGAATGAAAACGCTTTCCCTCTACCGCATGATGAACCCGAACACCTTGCGCCTCTCGGACGTCATGCCCATGCCGGAAGAAGACGAAGCGCTCATCGACGAGATCTCAAACCGCGCCAACCGCGAACACGTCATCAACAACTGGAACCTCGGCCCGGAGAAGGCGTCGGTCGACCCCAAGGAAGACAAGACCGACGATTGAGCCAGACAACCCCGGAGACACACGACCGATCCATCCTCCTGTCGTGAAGTCTTCGGCTCGCAGCGGTGGGCAACTGACCCGAGGGCCGCTGCGCTTGCCGCTGACAAATACACAAACTGGCGGCAACCAACACAAAGGCGGCGAATGACCACCACAACGGCCAGCGACCGGCTCGCCCCCTACCGGGAGCGCGTCGAGAAGGGCACGAAGAAATTCGCGAAAGAGATCATCAAGGCGACGAAGCACCTTGCCTTCATCCCTTGGCCCGGACCTCAGAGCGAAGCCTATCTCAGCCCGGCGGACGAGATGTTCTACGGCGGCGCGGCAGGAGGCGGCAAGAGTGCGCTTCTCGTGGGGCTCGCCGTGCAGGCCCACAAGAAGAGCATCATCTTCCGGCGTGAGTACAGCCAGATCCGTTCCATCGAGGATGAGGCCGGAAAGCTGATCGGTACTCGTGACGGTTACAACGCCACGGACAAGGTCTGGCGGCACAAGACAGGCGTCCTTGAGTTTGGCTCCGTGCCGCACGAATGGGACAAGGAAAAGTTTCAGGGGCGCGCGCACAGCTTCATCGGCTTCGACGAGATCACGCACTTCACGTCGAGCCAGTACCGCTACCTCATCGGCTGGAACCGCTCGGACGATCCGAAGGAGCGCTGCCGGGTGGTGGTGACGGGCAACCCGCCCACCACGGCGGAAGGCGCATGGGTGGTGCAGTACTGGGCCCCGTGGCTCGACCCCTCGCACCCCAACCCGGCGAAGCCGGGAGAGTTGAGGTGGTTCACCACCATCAAGGGCGAGGACGTCGAGCTGGACGGCCCCGACCCGGTCGAGATCGACGGGCGCATCGTGAGGCCGAGGTCGCGGACGTTTATCGCCGCGCGGCTTGAAGACAACCCGGCTCTCGCCGACGGCAACTATGCAGCCGTCCTTGAGGCGATGCCGGAGCCGCTCCGCACGATGATGCGCGAAGGGCGCTTCGACGTTGGCCTGAAGGACGCCGACTATCAGGTGATCCCGTCAGCGTGGATCGACGAGGCGCAGCGCCGCTGGACGGCATCGCGCCCAGAGGGCGTGCCGATGACGTCAATGGGCGTCGATGTCGCGCAAGGCGGCCCGGACGAGACAGTGATTTCTTGTAGGTACGGGACTTGGTTTGATCAGTTGATCTGCCGCAAGGGCATCGACACCAAGGACGGCCCCGCGGTGGCGGGGTTGATCGTGCAGCATCTCCGCGACGGAGCGGAGATCAACATCGACACGGGGGGCGGCTGGGGAAACAGCGCCTTCGACCACTTAAAGCACCAGAATGTGAAGATCCGAGGCGTAAACGGCGCAAGCGGGTCAAACACAAGGACGAGGGATAGGCAACTCTCCTTCGTCAACAAGCGCGCCGAGACGTGGTGGAGGTTCAGGGAAGCCCTGGACCCGGCCTACGGGTCGAAACTCGCGCTGCCACCAGATCCGGCGCTGAAAGCAGATCTCGCCTCGCCGACTTGGAAACTCACACCTCGTGGGATTCAGATCGAGAGCAAGGACGAAATTCGCAAGAGGCTCGGTCGTTCGCCTGACAAGGGCGACGCCATCGTGCTGGCGTGGGTGACGGCAGCAGAGACGTTGACGAGTGGCGCTTCGAGCGGCGTCAGAAGTTTTCAAGCGAAGGCGAAGCTCGGGTACGCCAAGATCAAAACAGCAATCAGGAGATAGCGATGTCCAGCCTGTTTAAGATGAAAACACCAAAACTCCCCGAGCCCGAGCGCATGCCCGACCCCGAGACGGAAGCGGTGCGTTCGAGGGTGCGGCAAGAGGAATTGAAGCGCCGGGCGCGCGGTGGGCGCGAGAATATGAACCTCGGAAATGTTGAAAGTGGCGGCGGCAATCAATACGCCAAAACCGTTTTGGGAGGTTGAAAATGGGCCTTATCAGCTCAATCAAGAAGGTGGTCAAGGCCGCCACGGGCAACTCTGGCAACTCGAACGCCGCCCAGCGCAAGGCCGTCAAGCTGGCGTCGGCTGGCGCGAACGAGGACATCCGTAAAAAAATGGCCTTGCGTAAAGCCAAAAAACCTCGCCCTACGAGAGGGCAACGAGGCCGCGAAAGTACCATCATCACACCAAACTCCGAGATTCAGTCTCGGACGATGCTGGGTTAAGCCATGGCGGTTTCGCTCAAGCACGCTTTTGTTTCTTCCAAGTCGGATGGTGCTGACAACACGCTTGTCCGCCCGTCGAACTGGAACGCCGAGCATACGCTGACCCTCGATGAGGACCGCGTGCTGGGCCGGGTGTCATCCGGCAACGGCGTCGCGGAGGAGCTGACGGCAGCACAACTCAGGACGCTGGCCGACGTCACGCAGACGGGTGTTCTGGGCGGCATCAACACACGCACCGGCTCCTACACTTTGGTTGTAAGTGATCGTGGCAAGGTCATCGAAATGAATGTTGGAAGCGCCAACACGCTTACCATACCCGCGAACGCGGACGCGGCCCTGCCTGTCGGCACACAGGTGACGGTGATCCAATACGGAACTGGACAGACGACGATTGCAGCCGCCGCTGGTGTTACCCTGAACTCGCTCGCTGGGGCTCTACGGATTACGGCGCAGTACGGCGCGGCGTCGCTGTACAAGCGCAATACCAACGATTGGGTTGCCTTTGGGACGCTGACGACATGACGACATTCATGCTCGGCACTTTCCCGCGAACGGCTTTTCTCGTTCCTACCACTTTCTCCACGGCATCCGCTTCAACGGCTGACTTTGTAGTCCCGATGAACGTCGGCAGTATCAAAGTCAAGGCGTGGGGTGGCGGTGGTGGTGGCGGCGGCACCTACGGCAGTTATGTAGGCGCTGGTGGGGCTGGCGGTTTTGCGTCCGCAATTCTGGCGGTGACGCCTGGGGAAACGCTACTCGTATATGTAGGTGGCGGTGGAAGAGCTGGTGAAGGCTCTGCCAACGCCAGCGGCGGTTCGGGCGGCGGCTGGAGCGGGATATTTCGCAGCACGACGCCTCTTCTCATCGCCGCAGGCGGTGGTGGCGGTGCGGGTGGTGGTGACAAGGATGCGCGCGGCGGCGGCAGCGGTGGCAGCGGCGGCGGCCTGACGGGCACAAATGGACTGGTACAGGGAACCTGGGCCCCAGACGGCTACGGTCGCGGCGGCACACAATCGGCAGGAGGTGCCGCAGGCACTGGCGGTAATAATGGTGGCGCAGCGGGGTCTTATTTACAGGGCGGCTACGGTGGCGACAACAACGGCGTTGTTTCAGGTCTAAATGGCGGCGGTAGCGCAGGGCTCTACGGTGCCGCCGGTGGCGGCGGCGGATATTACGGCGGCGGCGGCAGCATCCGGGGAAACGGGGGCGCAGAGGATTACGGCGGTCAAGGTGCTGGCGGCGGGTCCAGCTACACTACCGGGACAAGCGCGCAGACGCAGGCTGGGTCGGGTTATGCCGCTCCATTAACTGACGATGCTCACTACTTACAAAACCGCGCAAAAGGTGGCCCCGCCAATTCCTTGGGCATTGCTGGGAAGGGCGGCGACGGTCTTGTCGTTGTGTTGATATAAAATGCAGCCGTTGGATGTACTAGAAACCTTGATGAGGTGGGTTGTTGCGCCAGTGTGCGCTTTCGTCTGGTTTATATATCAGAGACAACAATCACATTCGCTCGACATCGCGGTGCTGAAGGCGACGACAGCCACCGCGCAAGAAGCTCACGACCGCGAGATCAAGGAAATCCGTGAAACCAGCCGCGCCATCATGGCGAAGTTGGACAGCATTGAACAGGCACTTCGAAAGTAGGAGAAGACACCTATGGCACTTCAATATTCAACCAGCGTCCGCAACGCCCAGCTCGACGCGCTGGAAACGGCGGTCGGCGTATCCGCGGTTCTCAAGATCCGCAGTGGCTCGGCCCCAGCCAACTGCGCCACCGCCGACAGCGGTACGGTGCTGGCGACGATCAATCTGCCCTCCGACTGGATGGCCGCCGCCAGCTCTGGCTCAAAGGCAAAGAGCGGCACATGGGAAGACACGTCTGCCGATGCCACCGGCACGGCGGCCCACTGGCGTCTCTATGCGTCTGACGGCACGACTTGCCACGCGCAGGGCACCATCACGGCGACGGGTGGTGGTGGTGATATGACGCTCGACAATACGTCAATCGCTTCGGGCCAGACCGTGACGATCACCAGCTTCACGATTTCCGCCGGGAACGCATAAGCAATGGCTGTCAGTCTCAAGCACACCACGGTTGCCGTTGGCACAAATTCCGGTAACGGAGAGATTGCCAAGGAGGAGTGGAACGAGGAACATACCCTCACGCTTGCGACTGACCGCCTGCTTGGTCGTGCGACTGCTGGAGCGGGAGCCGTTGAGGAAATTACCTGTACGGCGGCTGGCCGAGCATTACTTGATGACGCAGATGCCGCTGCACAATTGGCAACCCTTGGCGCTGCCCCACTGGCGTCTCCGACATTCACTGGCACACCCGCTGCTCCTAGCGCCGCTGGGTATACCGACACCACCCAGATCGCCACTACCGCCCAGGTATACGACACAATAACCACTGTCCCTGAGAATGCCCAGACAGGAACCACCTACACACTGGCTCTCACCGACGCTGGCAAGATGGTCACGCTCAACAATGCTTCAGCGATCACGCTCACAATCCCAACCAACGCCTCTGTCGCCTTCCCCGTCAATACGCGCATCGACATCTTCCAGTACGGTGCAGGCCAAGTCACGGTCGGCGGCGCAGGCGTGACGATCAGATCTTCTGGCTCAAAACTCAAGCTGACGGGCCAGTACACTGGCGCCACATTGTGGAAGAAAGCCACCGACGAGTGGGCTCTCATCGGAGACATCACGACGTGATAGTGAAGTCTTCACTTGCTGCTGTACTTGCCTCTGGTCTTGTGGTTCCAGAAACACCCAAGCCTACCTTCCCGAAGCCAGCCATCATCAAGCCTGGGAACATCGAGTTCTCGAACAATCTGCTGCTTTGTATGCCCATCACGATGGGAATGTTCAAATTCGGAGCCGCCGCCGCGCCGCTCACCTACGTCAACCATTTCTACAACAAAAACAGCAGCACAATTTCATTGTCTGGAACCCAGGCTGGCGACTTGGTAGTTGTGTTTTCGTTTCTTGACGGTAATGGGACACCAAACCTCCCTACCGGATACACCGACCTCAGAGGGGGGAACGGCGGCACCGCCGCCGGTTACGGTTTATCCTATAAAGTTCTTACCGGAGCCGACACGCAGATAACAGGGCTTCAATCGACGTCAGACTCAGGCAGCATTGCTGTCTTATTTAGAAACGTCCATGCCAGCACACCAATCGGAGGGAACGCAGGAGCGCAGTCGGCATCGGATAATGCCAACGTAAACCCGCCGTCGATTACTGCTAACGGAAGCGCAAGTATTGTCGTGGCGTTTGGTGCGCTGGATGATGATTTAGCCACGCTATCAACTGTCCCGTCTGGCTACACGGCGCTGACCTTTCCTACCAACAACTACTATCAGGTTGGTTCCTCTGGCTCTGGCGGAACCATGGTGGCTGCATACAAGGGAGGCGTTGGCGCAGGGACGGAAGACCCAGCCGCCTTTGTCATGTCCTCGTCAGACGCATGGGCAGCAGCAACCGTAGAAATCAGAGGACAGTGAGTCATGTGGACCTGGAAATCCCGTTCACACCTCATCGACGCCCACTTTCACATTCTGCTGTTCGCAGCCTACGGCGCGGTGGCGTGGCTGGCGATTGCGTTTCTCCCGCCGCTGATTGCCGCCGCCTGCATTGCGTTCCTCGTCGGATACATCCGCGAGGTCACTCAGGTGCAGCAGAAGAATTATGACAACGTGATCTTCTACGGATGGGACGCGGCGTTCAATTTCGAGTGCCTCTATCCGGGCGGCGTACTGCTCGCGGCGTCAATCGCCGCCGCGAGTTACAGGTGAGTCCGCCCTTATACCCGCATAGGAACCCCACATGAACCTCAAACCTGAACTGCTCACCACCCTCACCAACCTCGGTATCACCAAGGAAGAGCTTCCGATCCTTTATGACCGGATGCTTTCTCTTGTGTCTAGCCTCCAGGCGCAGATCAATTCTTTGGATGCTCAGATTGCCACGCTAACATCCCAGAAAGCGGAAGCGGAGGGGAAGCTGAAGGCTGGTCAGATTATCGCCATGAAACTTCTTGATCCCGTGGCAGAACCCGAGCCTTCTCTGTAAGCTCGACAGGTTGATGTAATGGCTGGCATTTTCGACACAGGCATATTCGATACGGGTATTTTCGATACCCCGAATGTCGTCGCGGATGCCAACACAACCCAAGCGGCGAACGAGGTCAGCGCGACGGGCGCTGTCACGGTCAAGGGCACCCTATCCCAGACGCAAGCCGCAAATACCGTCAGCGCTACAGGCGCTGTCGCAGTGCAGGGCACACTTTCACAGACGCAAGCGGGCGACACACTCAGCGCCGAAGGCATTGGCGCGGCAACGACTTCCGGCTCTCTTGATCAGACGCAGGCTGCGGACACCGTCAGCGCCGTAGGCGCTGTCACGATAAAGGGTGCGCTCTCCCAGACGCAGGCTGCAAACACCGTCAGCGCCGTAGGCGCTGTGTTGATCCGCGCGAGCGCCAGCCTCACAGAGGCTTCGGACAGTATATCGTCGGCGGGCAGCACAGCTCCCTATCTGGACGCCGATCTGACGCAAGACAGCCAGACCGTCTTGGCAAGTGCGACAGTGCCCGCCAAGGGTGCGCTAAACGCCACGCAAGAAGGTGATAGTCTTGAACAGCCGCCGTCTTTTGTTGTGGCTCCCTCTTATGGAACGTGGGTAAAGCGGCAAAACAAGAACAAGCCGCAAGCTCCGCAGCTCCCACCACCGGTTCAGCCTGGCGAGGTGGTCGTTGACGAGGCCGTCATTCAGCAGATGGAGGAGGAGCGGCTCGCGGCGCTTGTTCTGGCCAAGAAGACTGAAGCGCTGGAGACCACCCAGCTCCTCCGCGCGACCGTACCGGTCTTGGACGACAGGCCGAGCAAGAGCATCACGCTCAACCGCGAGCGCTTTGATGTCGTCGATACATCTTCAGATATCCGGCGAGCGGTCGTGACGCTTTTCAGGTCGCCACCGGAGCCACCCCTCACGGAACCCGTCCGTGGCTCGATCACGCTCCGCGCGCTTGGACCGAGGCATCTGCCGCAGCCCGAGATGCGAAAGTCGAAGACGATCAGCCTGCGGCGCTCGTCGAGCCAGTCAACGCATTCAGGATTGAGTTCACATGGATGACAACGCAAAAGAATTGATGCGGCGCGGGAACAAGCTCTTCGAGCAGAAGGCCCCGTTCGACACGCTCTGCCAGGAGATCGCTTCAAATTTCTATTCTGCCCGCGCCGATTTCACGACCAAGATCAATCTCGGCGACGAGTTCGCCTCCCACCTTGTGGACAGCTACCCCGAGCTGGTGCGCCGCGATCTTGCCAACGCCTTCGCTTCCATGCTTCGACCGTCGAACCAGCAGTGGTTCTCGGCCAGTGTCGATGAGGATCTTGAAGCCCAGAAGGACGTGAAGACCTATCTCGAATATATGGATAAGGTCACAAGCCGTATTCTGTACGACCCTGAGACCAACATGCGTCGCGCATGCACCGAAGCCGACAGCGATCTGGCTGCTTTCGGCAACGCGGTTCTCTCCATCGTGGACAACAAGAACCGCGACGGCCTGAACATCCGGGCGTGGCATCTTCGCGACTGCGCTTGGATGGACGACGAGCTTGGCATGGTGGCAGCTCTGCACCGCAAGCAGAAGATCACGCTCACCAATCTCCAGCGCCAATTCGGCGAGAAGGCGTTTCCGCAGCGCTGGAAGAACCAGCTCGGGAAAGATCCGCTTGCCGAGGTGACAATCCGCCACTGCGCCGTGCGGAAGTCCGACTACGATCCTTACGGCTCCAAGAAGACCTTCGGCGGCATGCCCTTTGTCTCGATCTTCTACACGGAGGAGGGCGATCTTCTTGCCGAGATCCCAGAGCCCCACATGCCATACGTCGTGCCCCGTTGGCAGAAGGTGTCGAGTTCACCCTATGCCTTCAGCCCGGCAACCATCATCGCGCTTCCCAACGCGCGTCTCATCCAGCGCATGATGCTGACCTTGATCGAGGCCGCCGAGAAGACCGTTGACCCTCCACTTGTCGCCACCCACGAGGCCATCAAGAGCGAGGTCGATCTCACGGCTGGCGGCATCACATGGGTGGATCGCGAGTATGACGAGCGCCTCGGTGAAGCCATCCGCCCCCTCCAGCTCGGACGGAATGTATCCCTCGGCTATGACCTTGTGGACACCCAGCGGAAGATGCTGGCCGAAGCCTTCTATCTCTCCAAGATCAACCTTCCGCAGGCCCGCGAGAAGACAGCCTATGAGACGGCCCGCCTCGTCGAGGAGTACGTCAGAAACGCACTCCCGCTCTTCGAGCCCCTTGAGGACGAATACAACTCCGCTCTTCTCGATGCCGTCGTCGCCCGTGCCATGCGCCTCGGGGCCTACGGCCCGCCGGATCGTGTGCCCGAACCTCTGAGAGGGAAAGACTTGAAATTCCGCTACACCAACCCGCTGCGCGAAGCCATGGCCAAGCGCAAGGTCGTCGCCTTTCAGGACACCTCGGCTCTCCTTGCCGCCGCGGCCCAGATCAAGCCCGACAGCCTTGCCATCGTGGACGTCAACACCATGCTCCGCGACGCGGTGCGCGGCACGGGCGCTCCGGCGACGTGGTTCAAGAGCGAGGACGAGCTGGCCGCAGAGCAGGCCATGCAGGCCCAGATGGCCAAGCTCATGCAGACCGGCGGCATGATCAGCCAAGGCGCGGACATCGCCAAGAAGGTGGCCGACGCCGAGTTCGCCACGAAACAGGCCGAAGCCGGGCCCGAAGCCGCCTGATAGAGGACACACTGCTTGACCGCGAAACTGGCCGCATGGCGTCCGTGGAAACCCGTCATCGTCAATGTCTCCCCCGTCGTCGGGGCGGGCATAGTCAATAAAGCTGATGCGGTAGCTATTAGAGCCGTGGCACAAGGAGATGCTTCGCCGGATCAGCAGCGCCGGGCCCTTGAGGCCATCGTCGGGCGGATCGCCTGTACCGACGATCTGAGTTTCCGGGCGGAAGACCATGGCGGCATGTTTGAGACAGCCTTCGCAGAGGGCAAGCGATATGTGGGCTTGCAGATCCGCAAGCTCATCACGACGCCCCTGCACATCCTGACCGGAGAGAATACCTCTCCTCCGGCGTAACCCGCCGACACCCCGCCCAGCCGGGCGGCCCGGCAACATCGTAGGAAAACATGACTGACGACAACCGCCCTGAAGACGGCGGCGCTGAAGCCGCGCCCGCTGGTACGACCGTGACGACATCAACCTCAGAACCGTTGAAGACATTGAGCGAGACGGGGGTGGCAGAAGACAAGACCACCACCGCTCAGACGGAAACGAAGGACACCGCGGCCCAGCCAAAGGCCAACTGGCCGGAGAACTGGCGTGACCAGCTTGCTAGCGGCGACGACAAGCTCAAGAACCTCCTGAACAGGTACACGAGCCCGGACGCCTTCGCAAAGGCGTTCAAGGAACTGAGGACGGCCTACGACAGCAAGAAGCCCGCCAAGGCCGAAGACGTCGAGCTGCCGGAAAACCCGACGGAAGAACAGCTTGCCGCTTACCGCAAGGCCAAGGGCGTGCCCGAGAAGCCCGAGGACTATGAGTTCGAGGTGCAGGAAGGCCGCGAGCTGAACGACGGTGAATACACCATCTTCATGGACTTCGCGCGGCACATGCATGACAAGAACATGCCCGCGAACATGGTCAAGGAAGTATCGAGCTGGTTCCTCGACTATCAGGAGATCGCCGAGCAGAAGGCTGCGGAGATGGCCTATCAGGCCCGCCAGCAGACCGAGGAAACGCTTCGCGCGGAATGGGGCCCCGACTACAAGTCGAACGTCAACATGATGGCGAACGTGCTTCAGGAGCATCTCGGCTCACACACACAGGAACTGCTTTCGAAACAGTTTACCGACGGAAGCCGCCTCGGCGACAACGAGATGTTCATCCGCCTGATGGCGGATCTCAGCCGGAAGGTGGGCGGGTCATCCGCTGAACTCTACACCACCGACGTCGCCACCAGCGGCAAGAGCCTCGAAACGAGGCGCGCCGAGCTGATGAAGATGATGAACGATCCCGACCCGCTGGTCCGCAAGAAATACTGGGCGGCGGACAATCAGGCCGAGTTGCAGCGCATCACAGCCGCGCTCATCAAGCGCCAGTCATAACCAGATCTCGCCGCACGTCGGCGAGTAAGCAGACACCCCGCACTGCGGCCCTGCACCCTTTTGTAACCCTAGCAAAAGTCACTCGCCCCGCTCTGCGGCGAGGAGCCCCCGTAAGGACACCGCTCGAAGCCGCGCCATAGCGGACACCCGACGACTGAAGCGCCCCCCTCAACATCAAGAGAGGAGTGCGACAGATGTCGCTTAATCCCACTCAGGTTCTCTACAGGGACGAGTTCGTTGCCTCTTTCGAGCAGCGTCAGTCCTATCTCCGTGACAGCGTAACGTCCGAGGCCATGGTCAAGGGTAACTCCGCGATCTTCCTCGTCACCGGTCAGGCCGACACCATGAAAGAGCGTGGCGTCGATGGCTTGATCCCCTCTGCGAACGAGACCGACAGTCAGGTCACGATCACGTTGAAGGAAATGCATCACCGCGCAACGGCGACGTCCTTCGACATTTTTGGTGGTCAGTCGGATCGTCGTCGCATCCTTCAGGAGCGTGGCATGAAGGCCGCCAACAAGGAGATCGATGACAGCATCATCTCTGCCCTTGGCTCTGCATCCACCTCCTATAACAGCGGTTCTGCGGTCACCCTGACCTACGGCAAGCTCGTGGATATCCTCTCCGAGCTGTACGAAAATCAGGTCGACAACGACGGCCAGATCACTTGTGTCTGGTCGCCGAAGACCATGGCCCGCATTATGACCTTCGCTCAGGCGACTTCGATTGACTACATCAATCAGAAGCCGCTGGTCGACGGCCCGCAGCCGTTCCGCTTCCTTGGTGCAATGCATATCATGCATCCGCGCATCACGGGTGTGGGCACGGCCACTGCTTCGAACTTCGTGTATCACAAAGCTGCCGTCGGCCATGCCGTCGATAGCGCTGGGATCAAGACGGACATCGGGTACAACGGCGAGCATGACTACAGCTACGCCCGCCACTCGATCTTCCATGGTTCGAAGATCCTCCAGAACGCTGGCGTGCTGAAAGTCGTCACCGACGACACGGCTGCGTTCTCGTAATCGTAAGACAGAAAGGAGAACAACCTCATGGCTTACGTTTCCACTCAGCTTCGTCTCATGGTTCCGTCCATGAACGCCGACAGCCCGCAGCTCTGGACCCTTCAGGGTACGGACGCGGTCTCGACCGTTCGGGGCGCGAATTTCGTGAGCGACGCGCAGGCTCGCGGTCTCCGCAAGGGTGATATCGTCCTCTACACCAAGTGGGACAATATCTCCACGAAGGCGACCTGCCAGGGTCACACGCTGCTCACCGTTCTGACTGTCGGCTCCTCCGGTGCCGATCTGTCCGACGGCACGGCGGTCGACGCGACCAACACCTAAGAACAGGGCGGGGGGCTTCGGCTCCCCGCCTTTTCCGTATCAACACAGGGGTTCATATGACGCCGCTCAAGGCTTCCAATCTCGACCATTCCCATTACGTCCGTCTCAGCATGACGGCATCCGTCCCGGCGGGCACGACGCTTGCCGATGTCCTGACCCCCGCCTACTGGGCAAACCACGCTTACCGCCTCAAGCGCGGCGCCATCATCGAGGTTCTTTCCGAGGACAATCTGCTCGACTGCGAGCTGCGCGTTCTCGAAACCGGCCCAACTTTCACCAAGGTCCGCCTGCTTCGGAACTACGCCGCAGAAGAGGCCAAGGTCGCCCCTGAAACTCCCACACCGGAGGAAGACATCGAGGTGAACTACGGCGGCAAGCAGGATCGCTGGCGCGTCGTTCATCGCGGTCATGTCGTCAAGTCCGGTTTTGAAACCATTGTCGAGGCGAACAAGGCTGCGGATGAATATCGTGGCAAGCTCGCCGCCTGAAGGGAAACACCATGCCTACGAAGCTCGGGATCTGGAACGATGCTCTCCGCATGATCGGCGAGCATCGGCTTGTGTCGCTCACCGAAGACACCGAAGCCCGCTATGTGCTGGACAGCGCTTGGGACGACGCCAAGATGTTCGTCTTCACGGAAGGGCTCTGGAACTTCGCGACCAAGACGGAAGAGATCAATGCGGACCCCGGCCAGACGCCGATCCCCGGCTTCGATTTTGTTTTTGACAAGCCGCTCTACTGGCTGCGGACCATCGCGATATCGCAGACCTCGCGCTTCGACACCGAGGCGATCTATCGGGATGAGAACAACAAGATCCACGCCAATGTAGATACATTGTACATACGCTTCATCAGCTATGAGCGGTCGACCGACGAGCAGATCGAGAACTGGCCGCCGTCCTTCGCGAAGGCCATGTCGGCCTATCTCGCGAACACTTGTGCGGTACGGATCTCCGGCAGCAAGTCCGACGCCGACGCACTGAGGGCGCTTTACAGGGACGCGCTCGCCTCGGCGAAGAACAAGGACGCGCTTGACCAGGCGCAGATGTTCACCGCCCCCGGCAACTGGATCAGGGCGATGCGTGGATCGTCAAGCCGGTGGGACCGGGGAAGCCTTTCGGGGTACTGATAGATGCCGCGCGCACAAGTTCCATTTTTCGCGATGAATGCGGGGGAGGTTTCCGCCACAGCCCTGAACCGCGTCGATCTGGAAAAGATGCGGCTGGCCGCCGAAGATATGATAAATTGGATACCAAGTGTTCTTGGACCCATGAGCCTGCGCCCCGGCCTCAAATACCAGAGAGCGTCTCACGGGAACGCAAAGTGCCGTCTCCTACCGTTTATCTTTAATGCCTCGACCACCAGCCTGTTGGAGATCACGGCGAGCGGGCTTCGCGTCAGTAACGACGACACGCTGGTCACCTACGCCAGCAACGAAACGAGCATCGCCAACGGGACTTTCACTGGTGTTTCCGCGACGTACACCCGCACGTTGACTACGGTGACAATCACGAAGACAGCACACGGCCTTACCAACGGCACGGCAGTCTATTGCGACTTTACTTCCGGCGGCGCTGCGGACGGCAGCTATACCGTTGCTAACGCAACAACTAACACCTTCGACATAACCACTACGGCGTCCGGTTCTATATCCACATCGAATGTTACCTACTATCCGCACTGGTCAAACACCTCGACGACGGGTGCCAGCATTTCTTTTGCAAATGACCAGCTCGAACTGAACAACACGGAATACGCTTACGCTCGCGCCCGGCAGGCGGTGACGGTCGCCTCGGGTGACCAATCAGTCAGGCATTGTGTCAAGATCACGGTAGCGCGTGGGCCCGTCGTCTTCCGCATTGGATCGACGGCTGGCGGTGCTGAGATTATCGGGAACCAGACACTAGACGAGGGTCAGCATTTTATTGCATTCACCCCCAGCGCGGGAACAATCTACATCGAGGTCGAGGCCATCAGCACGGGCCGATCTGTAAAAATTCTCGATGGTGTCGAGTTGTACAAGGGCGCTGATCTGTTAATTTCGACGCCATGGGCCGAAGCGGATCTCAACAAGATTCGCTACGCCCAGTCCGGTTCAATCGTGTTCGTAGCCTGCGCCGGATACCAGCAGTATAAGATCGAGCGCCGTGGCCCAAACTCGTGGGGTGTGGCGAAGTACATCACTACGGCGGGCCCCTATCTTGGGTATTCTGCGCGCAAAGAGAAGATCCAGCCGTCTGGACTTACTGGGAATATCACGCTCACCGCGAACCAGGCGTACTTCTCCAGCGCTATGGTGGGATTGATCTTTCAAATAGCTCACCCCAAGCAGACGGTCACAATCAACATCACGGGGGCCGACCAGTACAGCGATTATATCCGCGTGACAGGTGTAGGTACGACTGACCGTGCGTGGTCCTTGAGCATCACTTACGGCTCCGGCGCTTCAGGCACCGTGACGTTGGAGCGCGCCTTTGGCACACCCGATGGCTGGACAACCACTAATACATACACAGCCAACACAACGGCAACAATTGACGACAGCGGAACCAACTTCGGCTCTAGCTCCAACAACCTTATCACCTACTGGCGGATTTCGGCAATGCCGGGATCAACTATCGTAGGCACCATCACGGCAACGCTCACCTTTGAGGGTGGACGCAAGGTGGGTTCGGCCCGCGTCACCGCTTTCACCAGCGCGACCTCGGTAAGCGCGGAAGTGGTAAGTCCGCTGGGCGATACAACTTACACCGAAGATTGGAAACAGGGCGCATGGAGCGGCGGCACGTCGTGGCCCTCTGCCGTGACCTTCTACGACGGTCGTCTTTGGTGGGCGGGCCTCGATAAGGTCTACGGCAGCGTGAGCGACGATTACTATAATTTTGACCCCGAGACCGAGGGCGATGCCGGTCCAATTGTTAGATCTATTGCCATCGGCCCGGTCGAGGGCATCGCGTGGATGATGCCTCTCCAGCGCCTCATCGTCGGCACGGCCTCGTCCGAAGTATCAATCCGCTCGTCAAGCTTTGACGAACCCCTCACACCGTCCGCCTTCACAGCGAGAAATGCCTCGACAATGGGTAGCGCGCCTATCCAAGCTACGCCCATCGATAGTTCTGGCGTCTTCGTCCAACGCAACAAGTCAAAGGTCTTTGAATTTATCTACGACGTTGAGACGAACGACTATGGCGCGCGCGAGCTGACACGCTTGAACCAGTCTATATGCAAACCTGGGATAGTGGAAATCGCCGCCCAGCGCCAGCCGGACACCCGGATCTGGTTTGTCAAGGAAGACGGCACTGTCGCGCTGTTACTCTACGACCGCGCGGACAGCGTCGTCGGCTGGGCCCGTTTCGAGACAGACGGCAATATTGAAAATGTTACAATCCTCCCGACCGGCGAGGACGACGATGTATACTTTGTGGTCAAACGCACCATAAATGGCGTTACCAAGCGCTACGTTGAGAAACTTGCCTCGGCGTCTGAACTGGACGTTTCGGGCGTGTCGTATTACGTCGACAGCTCTATTCGGTTCCAGTCGGGTTCGCCAACCCAGACGGTGACCGGTCTCACCCACCTCATTGGAAAGCAAGTAGTCGTCTTCGCACCGCGCTTGTTCTGTTTTGACGACGGGGCTTTCGAAAGCGCGAGCTTCCAGGCAAACAGCACGACCGGCGCAGAACCCCGCACCACCTACACGGTCAACGGCTCCGGTGAGATCACACTCGACTTTGCGGTCTCGGATGTCGTGGTTGGGCTCCCATACCTCGCCAAGTACAAGAGCGTCAAGCTCGCCTACGGCAGTGCCGCTGGCACGGCGCTGACCCAGAAGAAGCGCGTCGATCACCTCGGCATCGTCGGCCTGAACACGGCTCCTGACGGCCTCCGTATAGGCCGCGACTACGATAACATGGCCAAGCTCTCGGCGATCTACAAGGGCAAGCAGCTCGACGACTATTTCATTGTCGAGGAGTGGGACTACGACGCGACCGCCTTCCCCGGCAAATTCGACACTGACAGCCGCATCTGCATTACCGCGCAGTCACCATACCCGGCAACAATTGCCGGGTTTGTGATCAGCATGCAGACGAATGATCAAGGTTAAGCGGATCGACCCCCTAGAACTGACGCGGTTCTACCGGGGCAGGGTTGAGTTCCATTTCCCGGTCTGGGGCTACGCCGCAAGACGCGGTATCCTCACGACGAGCATCGGCGGCATCTGGCAAGGCACAGATAACCGGGTGTGGGGATTCATCGATTTCAAGCCCGGTCACCGGGGGAACATCCTTTATCGCTACATGCGGAAGCTCCTCGCGGAAGCCGAGGAAATGGGCGTGCCGGAGATCTACACGGTGCGCGACCACAACCACCCGACGTCGGAGCGGCTGCTGCGCCGCGGGGGGTTTACCAAAACAGAAGAGCAACTCGAAGACCACGAAGTGTGGGTCTGGCGAAACCCAAGAAAGTGAATGGCAATGGCTGATCCAGTTACCATCGCAGCACTGAGTGCAACCGCCTCAAAGGTCGGTGCGTTTGTTGCGGCGCATGCGGCGACAATCTCCGCAGTTTCTGCGGCTGCTGGCGGCGGCCTTGCCGCAGTGGGTACGCTTGCGGCTGGCAACGCCGCCGCTGACGCGGCCCGCCAGGAACAGAAGCAGCTCAACCAGATGGCCGCCGAAGAGCGCGCTGTCGCGTCCCGCAACAAGGCTGCTGTGGATCTCCGCAAGAGGCAGCTCCTCTCGCGCGGGCAGGCCGTTGCGGCTGCAAGCGGCGCTGGCGCGACCGACCCCACGGTCTTGGAGATGATGGGTGACATCGAGACCGAGGGCGAGGTGCAGAAGGCCGAGGCCATGCGGCAGGGCATCGAGGCCGGGAAGAGCCTTGAGTATAGGGGCCGCCTCGGTGTGGCGACGGCCAACACCAACCAGAGGCTCGGCTACCTCACCGCTGGCGGTCAGGTGCTTTCCGGCGTCGGCGATGCGTTTAGCAAGTACGGCGCTGGCCTTGAAAGCAAGCCGGGCGGAAGTGCCGATTACAATTGGTGGCAGAGCCCCGCGATTTACTAACGGATACAGAACATGGCGAAGCTTCCCGACGCTGGCGATCTCGGCAACCCGAATTTCAGGACCGCGCGCTCCTTCTCGAACGTGCCGGTCGCCGACTATCAAGGCGCGCTCGGCACCCTTGGCCGTGGCCTCTCGGATATCGGCGAAGGCGCGCAGCGCTACGCCATCGCCGTGGACAAGCGCGTCAAGGATGAGGAAGCCTTCGGCGTCAACCTCCGCCTTGCGGACGCACAGGTGCAGTTCTCGAACACAGTGTCCGGGCTTGACCCGTCCGACCCTGAGTTCGCACAGAAGCGCATGAAGGCGTGGAGCGATACGTTCAAGCCGATCATGGATGGGATCAGGCACGGCGAGAACAAGCGCCGCTTTGGCGAGTGGGCTTATGAGAACGGCTCCAAGATCCAGATCGAGAGCAACCGGCTCGCGCTCGAAGCGAACACCGGAAAGACCAAGCTCCAGATCGTGCAGTACATGGAGGCGCAGAAGAAGCTCGTCGCCGACGGCGTGATCTCCCCGGAGGTGGCGAGCGCCAACATCAAGTCGCAGATCGCACAGGCTCCCTACCTCTTCGAACTCGACAAGCAGGAGATCCTGCTTAAGGACGCGACCAAGTTCGACGCGGACATCATCGAGATGACCGCGTTCAACGTGGCGAGCGTCGGTAGTGAAAGCCCCATCATCCGGGCGCAGAAGAGCGTGGAAAGCTCGAACGATCCCAACGCGATATCTCCGAAGGGCGCGCTTGGTGTCATGCAAGTCATGCCGGAGACCGCGCCCGAGATCGCGCAGGAACTCGGTGATCAGGAGTTCTTCAAGCTCAACGAGGAGGAGCGGAAGAAATACCTTCTCCGCGAGGATGTAAGTACCCGTTACGGCACACATTACATGAACAAGATGCTCAAGAGATACGATGGTGATCTTGAGCTGGCGCTGATCGCATACAATGCCGGAGCCAAGCGCGCCGATATGTATGTGGCGGCAGGCCGCGACTATGAGACCGTGAAGAAGAAAAACCCGAAAGACAGTGGCTGGATCAGCGAGACGAAGCCCTATGTCGAGAAGGTCTTCGCCAAGCTGAACGCCGACGGCGGTGCGCCGCAGACGGTCAGGCGGCGCGGGCAGTCTGAAGCGTCGATGATCTCAGCGCTCGAAGCAAACCCTGTGTTCCGTGGCCTACCGGTTGACCAGCAGAACGGTGTGAGGGAGCGGCTTCGTGAACGCTACCGGCAGGAGCTTGAAGAGCAGGAGAAGCTCGACATGGTCTCCGGCACCCGCGCCATTGTCGATGAGCTGATCACGAAATACCCGGAGGCACCCGACCGGCAGAAGGCTGAAGAGGAGCTGCGCTCGCGGGTCCAAGATCCGCTGGCTCTGGAAGACGGAATTGACATGCTGAACGAGGGCTACACGCGAGCGGCGCAGGCGAAGGAGGCCGCGAAGGTCGAGCTTCGCAAGGCAACCACGGCGAAGGTTCTGGAGCTGCGGAACGCAGGCAAGACTGACGAAGCAATCGCAGCCGCCAAGGTCGATGGTCTTGATCCAGAGGATGTGGAGGCTTTGCGGGAGCTGGCGCTGAAAGGCCCGGCGACGACAGACAACGCCCAGATCGAAGGCGATCTGTGGGCCCTCTCCTATAAGAACCCCAAGGCATTCTCAGAGATCGATCTGTCTTTGCCCAAGTACCGGAACGGACTTACACAAGAGACCCTCGAAAAGTTCCAGTCGATACAGCAGAAGGCGCTGAAGCCGGAAGAGAAGACAAACCTCCGCACTGCCGGTGCGATGCTCGACAACTATTATGCCGAGCTGGGGCTCAAGGACAGCAACAAAAAAGACGCCCAGTTGAAGAAGATCGTGGACATTCAGGTGGGTCGCGCGATCTCGTCACTCGAAACCAAGGCAAACCGCAAGGCAACGCAGGAAGAGATCCAGAGCATCCTCGACGATACCTTCCTGACGTACACGCGACCCGGCGGTTTCTGGGATGGATACCAGACCCAGACCTACAAGCTGCCGGATGTGCTTCAGATGTTCCGTGACGAAGCCGATGAGCAGTATTCAACCGAAACGCTCTACGATCTCGCAATTCAGAGCATTGAGAAGAATGGATATCCGGTCACCCCGGAAAATCTGAGCCGCTGGCTCGACAGCCACCGCGAAGCGAAGAACAGAACACCTCAGTAAGGGAACTGGCGACGCCATGACCGAATTAGATTACGCCGCCTCGTGGGACAAGCCGGAGGACGAAGAGGAGAACGTCGGCCTCGATTATGCGTCCAGTTGGAAGAAGGAAGACGAGGGCGATGAGCTGATCAAGCAGAAGATCCTCGAACGGCAAGTGTGGAAGCGCGACCCCCAGCGCGCAGCCGAAGCACTGACGCTGGCCAACGAGCGCGGCATCCCGCCGTCGGTGATGTACAACAAGCTCGAAGAGTTCAAGCGGCCCAAGATCGACTACGAGAAGATGCGCCGCGAAGCGCCGGTTCTCTCGCGCCTGATGAACAGCTCGGCATACTACCCCATCCTTCAGGCCGACGCCGACAAGATGTCGGGCTGGGAGGCAGGCTGGAACGACTTGCAGAAGCGCCTGACGGAAGCCGACGAGACGACCGAGCTGGGCTTGCTCGGCAACAAGTGGCGCAAGGGCGAGGCGACCGAGGCGGAGATCAAGCGCATCGCCGAGCTTCGCAGTCTTCAGGCAACCCGCCCGGACTATAACCTCGGCTGGACGAACCCCTTCTACTATGCAGGCGTGATCGGGCAGACCGGCAAGCAGCTCTTCAATACCGGCATCCGGTCGCTTGACGAAGCCGTCATCGGCGCTGGTGCCGGTGCCACGACCGGCGCGGGCGCTGGCGCGGCGCTCGGAACCGTGACGGTGCCGGGCGTTGGTACGGGCGTCGGCGCGGGTGGCGGCGCGGTTGTTGGCGGTGTCGCTGGCTTCGGTGTCGGCTTGCGCTACGGCTTCCTCACCGAAGGCTATAAGGAACAGAGCGGTCTGGTGTTCATCGAGATGATGAACTCCTTCGACGAGAACGGCGACCCCATCGACCCCGATACCGCCAATGCCGTCGCCGTGTCGGTGGGTGCGATCAACGCGGCGCTCGATACCGTCGGTGCCAGCGTGATCGCCAAGGCGTTCCCCGGCGTGAAGGATCTCGTCGGCGAGAAGCTCATCCAGACTGTCTCCCGCAACCCGGCGATCCGCAGCAAGCTCGTCCGCATGTACCGCATCGCGTCGGCTGGTCTGGCCGAAGGTACGACGGAGCTTCTGCAAGAGGTCAACGAGCTGGAGCAGATGATCGCGAGCGGCGCGGTCTATGACGAGAACGGCAACCTTGTCGCTGACCAACGTGCTGGATATCCGACGGCCTTCGTGGAAGGTGCCATCGGTGGCGCGGGCCTTGCCGGGATCGGGCAGGGCGCACAGGCCGTCGTTGACAGCCGGAAGGCCAGAGCGGAGGCCAAGCGCGAGAAGCTGATCGAACTCGGCGACCGGATCAGGGAAGCCAAGTTCGTCAATATGTCGCCGGAGACGGTGAACGAGTACGCCCGTTCCCTCGACGAGAGCAACCCGTCCCAGATGACCGCGCCCGTCGAGGCCGTGGTCAAGCTGTTTCAGGAAGAGGGCTTCACCAACGAGGATGTCGAGCGGCGCTTCCCCGGTCTCGCGGCAGCGCTTGATGAAGCGCAGGAGGCCAACGCCGAGGTCAGGCTCTCCGCCAAGGACGTGATCCAGTTTGCCCAGCTCAAGGGCTATAATGATTTCACGGGCGATGTCCGCATCGGCGAGGGCCCGACCGCCAACGAGACCAAGAGCCGCGAGGGTGAGTTCGACACCATGTTGTCGGAACTCCCGGCGGAGGAACAGCGGCAGGCGGTCGAGGCGTCGATCCAGAACGAAATCACCCAGCAGCTC